CATACTTAGTAAACATTGCACATCTGATTGCATCTAAACAATGGTTGTATGTATCAATAGGAACATTTGTACTTTCCCCATTTTGCATTATCCATTGGTAGTTTTTTACCTCTGTTGCTATATTTTTACTACGCTTGGTGTAGAACACCCTATATTCTTTTAATTTGTTAATACCAGCGAGAATAGAACCTTTACCTTTTTTCTGTGGTTTAACATTAAAATTTACCTTTAAGTCTGCTATGGATTTAGGTTCAGCAGAATCAGCAAATATTTCACTATATGGATTAACATTTAGTTTTCTCAAACTATTTGCAATATCCTTGTTTGTCATTCTTGTGGCATAAAACAATTCATCTAGGTATATATTGTCACCTATCTTACTCATTCTTATACAGGCTGTAGGATCATTAGTAAAGCCAAAATCCATGCCATAAAATATATCGTCACCATCAGGAAACAAATCACATTCTTGCCAATCTGGATAAACCAAACTTTCTGTAGCAGGTCTAGGGTCTTGTTGATAAAGAGAGTTGAAGATAATTGGGGATGATTCCTTAATCCTTATAAGCCTATCTGCTGACTGTCTATCTTCCCATAATGCTTCCCCAACCTCTCGTTTATCATAATACCTTCCATCATCTAAAGATTCCCTTAATGCTGGTAATGTTATTGTATTCCAATCGTTATCTCTTTTACTTGCTCTTCCGAGTGGATCATCATTATCCCATCTTGTAGCAATTAATAGTTGTTTACCGTTATTTTGAAGTCTACTTTCTGCAACTGATGTATACCAATCCCAAACTGTTTCTCTAACATTTAATGATTTAGCCTCACTATAGTCTTTAATTAAATCATCACATATCAAAACATCAACACTAAATCCTGTTAACGATCCACCAGTACCTACGGACTTTAAATACCCAGCATTGTTAATAACCTCAAACATATCATTATTCCTAATGGCCTCACCACTTCTAGGTTTAGCTATTTTTGTATTAGGGAATACTTTTCTATATTCTGTGCTATCAATAATCTTCTGAACTTCCCTATTGAATCTTGACGCTAAATCAGCTGTATAAGATGCGATAACAATTTTCAGATTAGGGTTTACTCCTAGCAGGTAGGCTGGATACAATTGAGTGGCTAGTGTAGACTTACCATGTTGAGGTGGCATAGAAATCATTAGCTTCTTACTATCGTCATCAGTATACAGCGTCATTAGCGATCCCATAATATGGTTATGAAACCAAGTCGCATCAAAATCCTTTTTAATAAATCTTACAAAGAACGAAAAATCTTTACGAGCTAAGTCTATAGCTGCTGATTCTAATAAAGCACTATCTATTTTTAATGGTTTATCTTTTATCATCTAGTACACTTCCAGTTAAGTACCTTTCGGCTAATTGACGTTTCAACTCTTCATCCATGTCAGATACGTCTACTTTTGTGGTTTGTGTGGCTTGTATTTCTACATTTTGTTTATCCGACCAACCGTAATGGTTTTTTAAGGCAAATATTGCCATGGTCGCATTTGCTTGGTTTTTAAACGCTGATTCAAAAATCCTATTCTCAAATCGTTGTTTAATATATTCTATTCTTTCTACTTCGTAATCTAACTCACGTCTTTTACAGATACTCTCTAACGATGCCCACTTACTCTTAGTCATCCCAACAAGCTCTAAAGCAGAACCCATCGTAACTACTGTAGGATCTTCGGTAATACCTTCAATTAAATCAATCTTTGCATTTATGTCTTCCAGGCTCATAAGCTCTGGTTTCATTGGGATTAATCTAGTTCTATCGTATTTACTTAAAGCTTTAATATCTTCAAGCATAATTACAATTTAAATACGTGCTGTTCTAATTCATGAAGTGCAGTAGCCAATGTCCAAGGCCCAGCACTGTTATTAATAGTACCAATATCCGCTACGGCAAAAGTAATGTTATAATCACCATCCCTCACGTTAATATGAGTTCCAGCATCATTATTAGTCATTACTCCATAAAAATACCCCATCAAATAAATATTAGGCTTACCTGTTTGAGTAATTTTAACACTTTTGCTTGTAGCGTCTCTAGTAAAGTTGATTGCCATAATACATCTATTGTTTTGCAATGTAAGTAAATATTTTCTCATAATCAAGGTTTGTAGATAAATAATATACTAGACGGTTTTTGATTTAGTATAAACGGTTTTTGATTAGGGTATAATGTAGATAAGTTTATTTGTTTTTACGGTTATAAATACATACCTTAGACTTTATTATTACTGCAAGGCTTAAGCAGTTGAAAAGCTAAACTTACATCTCCTAGGTGTTTGGATCGAACAAAATAGTTATTGATTACATTTAGTATCTACGATAACAAAAGAGTATTTCTTCTAGGGGGACTTGTTTGTTCTCTTCTAACTCTAATTAAAAAAACATCTATTGTCGAGATTTATCTCGAAGCGTCAGCGGAATCTTAGTTCCCTTTTTGCAAACTCTATTCTTTTGCAAGTTCTTTCCAAGCCATTTTTATCCTAGCAATAATTTTCTATAATCCTCTCCTATCTTTTTTAATAATTCCTTATTAAATATCCCCTACCTATTTTTTTATTATATAGTATAAGCTATATTTGATACTGTTGTAAATTGTAGTGGGTTGTATAGTAGTGCCAAGAGGCTGTTGGGATTTTTTTTTCGCTAAAGATTTTTTCTATCTTTATACGCTATATACTATTCTATACAGCTCTATCTCAACGCTTGACTAACATTTTGCCACTAACCACCCAGCCACCCTCCAGAGGGCTATATACTACCTTAACGTTAACCTTCGAGCTATCTTTATTTGTGCTATTATTTAAATGTAACCTAAATACTTTATGACATTAATATGACAATTAATAAGATATATGTTATTACATTTGGTATATAGAAAGAAAGGGACGGGAAAGAATGTTACCTAAAAAAAGCTATTAAACAATTAATAATATTATAAACCAAACAATTAAACCAAACTAAAAAACAAGATGAAAAATCAATTATTAAAACTATCTGCATCTATCCTATTACTGTTATCAGTTACCTTTATCTTGATAGCTATCAATGCGATTATAGTAAACCTATTTTAAAAACTAACTTTTTAATAACTAACTACAATTAAATAAAATCATTTAACAAAGTAAAAACCAAACAAATGGAAAATAAAATATGTAATAAATCAGATTATACTCAAGCTTTGGGGATATCCAAATGTTATCAATCGTATATACAAAATGAATGTGAAAGCCAAATATTAGACGTAGGTATAGATTACAATGATGGCTATTCTTGTTTGACATTATACAATGAAATAATAATTTGCAGTTATTTAGGGCAAGACGTTAAATTCATGGTTGTAGATTGTTCATTCAAGGAATTTACTTTTAATACTATGCAAGAGGCAGAATTATTTAATAATATAAGATAATATAAGAATATGAAAACAATGCAAGAAAATATACTTGAAAGTATGACAAGTGAATATCAAATATGGTTAGATGATAATAAATTTCCTCAAATCAGTGCAGATGAATTAATCGCAGATAGTGATATAATTAAAACGGAAGAGCAAGAAATGTATTTAATATCATTTATAGACTATTGGAATTATTATTTTAATCAATAAGAATAAGAATATGAAAACAATACAAGCAATTTTATTTTGTTCGGCAATTATGTTTTGCCCATTAGTAATAATATTAATATTAAACCTAATTAAAAAAATCAAATAATGGAACTTAACACAGAACACAGAAAAGCATTAATATCAGAATTGGAAAAAGCTAAACAAGATTTAAAAATTCAAAAACGAGTATTAGAAAGTAATGCTTTAGAAGATTTAAGTAAGTGGTGCGAAATAAGTATTTTTTTAGCGATTGAACGTATAAACCTAATTGAACAAAGCATAATTAACAACGAAATAGATTATTAAATCAAAAACCATGAAAACCAAACAAACAAACAAAATCAAAGACTTTTTAAATTCTATTAAGGTAGAAAATTTAGAGATAATGGACTTTATTGATATAGATAATATTGAGTTATCAGAGTCGGACGCTTTCGATAGTATTTATGAAATGATAGCCGATAATAACGGTTTTGATATTGACATAATATATTATTCAAATGCTATGGAATACCTATCTAAAAATGATAATAGTTTAAAGGAGTCGTTAAATTTAGCTTATGAATTAGGCTATACAATAGAAAATATTAATAGCGAGTTATTAGCGTCTATTTTAGCTACTGATAAGGTAAGAGAAG